CTCTACCACCTTGGAACAGACGACCTGCTAATGCGTAGAGGGCTTGGGCTTGGGCATCGTCACGGCTACGCTTTATGTCTTCTGGAGACATACCCAAAAGACCCATTGTGTCCTGACCGCTAGTGCCGAAAATATCTAATAGTCCTGCCATGATTTTTTCCTTATGGGCCTTTTAACAAGTTCCAACCCTTGCTCAACCATCCAGTATTTTTTTCTAAACCACCAGCAACAGCAGCAAGACCTAATAGGTTTTGGAAGTTAGATGGCTCTTGGAAACTGGTCATTGAGTTAGGCCGACTCAATGGGTTTCCATAAACACTAGACAAGAAGTTTGTCAGGTTCTGTTGTGGCTGAGTTTGTTCGTAGTTGAATCTAGCAATATCAGCTTGTTGCTGTTGGCCTGTGTAGCCTTCACGCATCTGACCTGCTTTGAGCATATTCTGAATGTCTTGGTAGTCAGCTTGAGCCATCTCAGGTGCAGCCATCGTAGCCGCTTGTTGGCGACCACGCTCATCAGCGTAGTTCTGGTAAGCAAGAGTTCCAGCAGTATCAGCCAAACTCTTAGCAAACTGACCACTAGCACGATCTTGCAATGTCTGCATAGCACCACCGCCATAGCGACCAGCACGAGATGCAGCAGAACCCACATCACCTAATGTCTGCTCAAACCTAGACTGAGCCGCTTGAGCCGCAGGTTGAAACGCACCCTGAAAGAATGGATTGCCTTGCAAGAAACCACCAGAGATAGTGTTTTGCAATTGACCTTGTGCAGACGAAAGCAAGGGATTACCCTGAGAAGCACGAGCCTCTAAAGCCTGTATTCCAGTTTGAGTGGTTTCTGAGGGGCTTACATAAGTCTGACCAGAATAGTACTGAGGGCCACCTTGCTGATATAGCTTTTGTGCCTCAGTCAAACCATACGATAAGAATGGTTGAATTGTTGGGTCAATGTTGGATTTAGTTTCTACAGCCATCTTTTACTCCTAGAGTTTCGGATTCCAAGATGGGTCATCCACGGAATCCATTATACATAAATTAAAAAAATTAACCAATAACAACATAAGCAAAAATCATATCGTGCGTATGATTTCCATGAGTTATTGTTGCCTGTCCTTGTCCTCTTGCTGATACATACATATGTCCATGAGCTAACTCATCAGCAGCCTTATCATTTAGTGGCATAAACAAAATAACGCTATCAGCACCAATTCGTCTGTCATAAAGAATCGTAGATGTAGCGCTTTGAGTTAGGGTAATCCCTCCTGTGTTGTTAGTCTTACCATCCATGATTCCACGGACAATCTCAGCAGTCTGTCGCTGATCTCCACCAAAAGGAGGAAGCGTTCTAAACATTATCGAATTCCCTGACTTTGAAGCTCAACATCTAATCCAACAGCAGTTTTCCATTGACCAGTAGGGATAACTTGAAACTGGTGATAGTTACCATTAGACCTAAGAGATACCCTGTTTTCAGAATCAGCCGCTACAGCAGTACCAAAGCTAGGTTGCTCACTTAAAAGTGTCCTAGAAGCCACAGAAACAGTCGCAGAGCCTCCATCAATCAAAGGTCTAGCTAGGGTTACTACTGATCTACCACCTGCATTTAAATCACCAGTTACGATGTTGGCAGTAGCGTTAGCACCATTGTAGGTAACAACATAAGCACCACTCGTACCACCAAGGAAGTACTTACCACCCATGTAAAGGATAGAGTCCAAACTAACAGTCAAAGCATCAATGCTGGCTGAGATCGAATCTAAACCCTCAAGCGTAGTGGCAGACGTAGAGGCATCAGAGATAAAGTCAGTCCCTGCATCCCCATAAGTCCACTTCTTAGTGTTGAAGTTGTAAATAACAAGTTTACGCTGTGCAAATGTGGTTTTAAAGTTCCAGATAACTAACTTGCGAACAGGGTCAATAGCCGCTGACATTGAGTCAAAGCCACTTTCGTCTGCATTTGAGAAGAACCAACGATCTACCTTCTCTGAGCCAATAGGGGTCACATTTTGACCATCGCACATATAAAAACCATCGTCTGACAAGAAAAAGGTTACGCCCTGAACTTGAGCAATAGAACCTGCTGCGATACATCCCTTACCACGAGAGATGTTGTCAAACTGGAAGATAAATGGAGTGCCGATATAACTCATGCGAGAGATACCTTTTTCCATCAAAACCAAACCAAACTCACCACCACGAATCCCAACAATCTGACCGCCATCAGGAATGTCTTGAAAGTCAGCTTGTGTTACTTGGCTAGAACCCCATGTAGTCTCATCATTGATACCAGACCAACGAACACGAGCAGGGTAAACAGTAGAACTCTCAGTCGTAAATGCAGTAACCACAAAGTCACGAACTACTGTCAAAAACTTACATATAGGTGCGCTTCCTGATAAGTCAGCAAATGCCGTAGAAGTACCCAAGGTGAAAGATTGAATCGGGTCACTATTGTTTGTCCCAATAATTGCGTTACCAAACTGAGTAAATCTAAATCTATCGTTACTTGCATTAGGTGTGTAGCCACCAGTTTTAGAAACATTGGTCAAAGCACCAACACCAGAAACATCGAATATCTTGGTTGAGCCAGCAGCAAACAACTTAGTAGCATTTGTAGGGGTTTTCCCTGCTACCAATGTAGTCAAGTTTTCAGAAGCAGCCGCAGAGAATGTAGCCGCTGTTGGGAATGGGCCATAACCAATAGCTTGAGAAACTACGTTCTTTGCATCCACCAAAGCACCAGAGATGCTAGGTTGGTCAGGCATCCACTCACCAAATACTAATTTTGTCGTAGCCATGTGTTACTTCCTTGAGCCTGAATTGTCCATGTGTTGTCATTAGCAGACACAGGTGTCCATGTGTTTGAGTCACTTGATACTGTTGTCCAAGTATTTGAATTTGTAGAAACTGGAGTCCAAGTGTTATCGTCTTCTGGTACTGGTGTCCAGTTCTGACCAAGGATTACACCATTTGCTGTGATCGTAGCCGTACCATTTACAGATGCTACTCCTGCGTAAATTGCGGAAGCAGAGGCCGTAAAATCTGCATTACAAGTAACGTTCGCTACTGCGCCAACAACCAAACCACCATTTGCAGTTACTGTTGCGCTACCAGTAATAACGGCTACAGCATCACGCACTCTAATTGCATCAGCCGTAACAGTCGCATCAGCCGTGATAGAAGCCGCACCATTGGCAACGATTCCACCTAAAGCAGTTACATCGGCACTACCAGTTATAGCCGCATTGCCAAACTGAACACGAGTTCCAATTGCTGTTACATCAGCATTACCTGTGATACTTCCAGACGCAAACTGAACTCTTGTTCCATCCGCAGTAACTGTTGCATTAGCATCTATCGCACCAGAGCCAAACTGAACCCTGATTGCATCACAAGAAACACTAGCTGAACCTGTAATGCTTGCACTAGCGAATTGAACCCTAACAGCATCAGCCGTAACTGTTGCTGTTCCATCTACCGCCCCACTACCAAACTGAACCCTTACCGCATCAGCCGTAACAGTCGCAGAAGCACTAACAGACCCATAGGCATCCCATAGGGTAACTGAAGTGGTGTAGAGTGGACTATCGAGTGTGAGTGTTAAGTCATCAATGCTAGACTTTAAATTGTCTAGCGAGTCAATTGTCCACGGAGGCAGTAAATCAGCCATCTCACGCTAAAGTAACGCTCAATGAACCAGAGGCAATACGAAACACGTCACCAGTAGCAATCGTCTTAGAAGCGTCTAGTGCTGTGTGATAAAGCAAGTTACCAGCAGTAGAAGCATCACGAATACCAATGTGTGTAATCGTGCCCCATGAGCCACCAGCTTGAGGGAACTCAACAGCCGCAGAGTTGGTAGTCGCACCATTGCTAGGCGCACCAAAAGTCACAGACTGACGAGCATACGATGTACCAGAACACTCAGTTCCAGTATCCGCATCTGTTGGGTCAGAGGTGTACAAAGCCACATACACAGTTGTTGGTGCTGTGTAGCTAGTCGCTCTCAAAGTTACATTGATGAGAGCATTTTCCAAGTAGTTTGACATTTCAGCCATAGTTTCACCTTGCAGTAAGTTTCATTGCTAATGGGACACCAGAGTATTGACCTTCTTCGTCAGACTTGGTAAGGGAGGAGATCGCTCTGTCATACATTGTTCCCCAAGTGTTTATCCTTGCGTCATTGAACAAGTAAGGTTCTGCCTCAATCAATGCCGCATAAAGTAAAGCATCAGGTGCGATATTCAAAAACACATTAGATGCGTTACTGCTTGACAGATATGGAGGGGCAGCAAAGTACAACATCCTCAATGTGTAAACGCCATCAGGAGGAGGAGACAGTAAGAACTCGTTAGCCAAGATTGTGTAAGACTTAGGAACACCAACTTCTGATGCTCTTGGGTCATTAGACAAAGCAGATGGGCTAGAGTAACTCAATGGTTGAATTGGGTTTGTCAATGCG